TTGTTTTTATAATTACTTGTTTTTGTTTTGGGTGCTTAAAAAAATAAACCGGGTTTAAATCCCGGAATTACTTATTTAGGAAAGAGAAGTTTGATACTTAATATTTATACCTTTAACTACCTGTTCAGGTCTTAACATTTTTACATCAAATGTTCCTGAAACAGCCATAATAACGTTATCAGCTTCAATATCGTTATCATATTGTATTCTCATATCGTTTTTATTAATACCAATTAAAAGGTTTTTAGGATCGCATAGAATAGCTTCACCCGGTGATTTATAAGTTACTTTAACAGTTGCTCCTGTTGATATAGCTGATGAGCTTCCTGATCTTGCAATTTCTCCGGTTGCTTCGGTAACAACATAGTCAGTAGTATCAATATATGGGACTTCTGCAATTGAATCTGTAATATCAGTGCTGGTAATATATACGTCATCTTTATCGATATGTGTATATCTTAAGGCTTCCGCAGTTGTTCCAGTAAGTGTAATATGGTCAACTTTCACAGGGTTTTTATCAAATAATGGGAGATGAACAATTTCTAAACCTCCGTATGTTGTAGCAACCGCCCCGGTCATCATTTGATCACCAAGTACAGTGTTTCTTGTTGCAAGTTGTGCGATAAACTGTCTTCTTAATTTTGATGGTACAAAGAATTTAAGGTATTCTTCATTAACTTTTGCTTCTTCAGGAAGGGCATTAATCATATCATTAAAAATTTCAGCCATATCGTTGTCATACAATGCGTCATGTACGGAATCATCCGCAAGTCTTAACCAACCGTCACATAATTTATGTAACCCGTCAAGAACTCTATAACCAGCTTCTCCATTTCTAGGATCATAAGTTGTTTCCGCTATGGATGGCCCTAACAAATCACCATTTAAAGCTAATTGTTCAAGGTTTTCACCTATTCTTTTTGATAGTGCGTCAATGAGTGTTCTTTGGAAATTACCACGTTCAATGTTTTGTCCTAAAGATTCATATGACATTTTTATAATTACTTTCCAAGGTTTTGGGGTAAGTGTTACGTCTGATGTTGCATAACCAGCATAACGCCCGGTTTTTAAACCCTCTATTTTTGGGTAAATAATTCTTGAATCAAGATCCAGCATTGAAAGTTTTTTATCTTTGCTTTCAAATGAAAAAGTTGTTACCTTTTCATTTAATTTTGACAATCCAAAAATATTTGAAATAAACTTATCAGCTTTTTCATTTGGCAATAAACCGCCAGTTGAAAGACCAGCAGTAGTCATTACCTCATTCACTTTCTTTATAAGTGAGCCGTTACTTTTTATAATAATGTTTCCCATTTTAAAAATTTTCCTCCAAAAAATAATTGCAATAAAAAAAGCCCCGGTTATGGGGCTAAAAAATATTTTTTTTTATTTGTATTTAATTACTCGTCAAAAAAATCATCTTTCCATGAATCAGGGTCGTTATTCTTTTGAATATTTTGATTATCTGAAGATGTTGAAGCGTTGCCGGGCATTCTTGCAGAAAGAAGTTCTTCATATGACTTTTTCAATCTTTGATTTTCGGCAAGTAAATCTGATTGATTTTTCTGAAGTTCTTCTTCTTCCTGAATTTTCTTCTTAAGTTCTTCATTTTCTTTTTTTATTTGGTCTTCATCACTGTTAAGAACTTGATCCGGTTCAGGTTTATTTTCACTTTGTTTTTTTACAAATTCTGATAATTCCTGTTTGATGATCTCAGAAACTTTTTGAACTGTTAAAACCTCCGGTTCTGGTTTAGGTTCTGGCTCTGTTTTCCCGGTAAAAAACTTTAATACTTTTGAAAATACACTTTCATTTTTTGAAATTTCATCAGGAGAAATACCGGCCGCCTGAAGTTGTTTTTTTTCATCGTCATTTAAATACATGTTTTCAATTCCTTTCTTAATTAAAAAATCTTCATTATTTGCCGGATTATTTACTAAACTGTTTATTGATACAGTAAGGTTTGTCAGCCTTCCGGGCTTAGGCTGTTCTTTTAAAACTTTTGTCATAACACCTCTTTATACTGGTTGAACGTTTGCAGTTCCATAAATTGAGTAACCTTTTATAGTACCGTTGGCAATTTGTTTCTTGATTTCCTCATCTAAAATCAATGTTTCCTGAATCCAAGTCCCTGCTTTTACAATCTTGTCACCGTATGGAGTATCTATCTCAAGAATATTATTTTGTATTAATACAATTTGCCTATTTGCTCCATCTTCAATTTTGCTTTTTAAAACATTTAAATCGTGCATAATATCAAATTGTTGGTAATTTTTCATAAAATTAACCATCGCAGATCTTATTTCTTCTTTTGAAACAATTTGTCCTTGTAAATCAACAACTTCAGGAGAAAGAACAATACCAGTAACAAAACCCTCAAACTCATATGTATCACTCTTTTTAACCAATTCAACATTATAATTTTTTTTCATATTTTTTTGAGTGGTTTGGTTATAAAAAATAGTTGGGTCTGGGCTTTGTTCCCTTGGTTTTGGTTCAACATTTATTGCCCCGGAAGAATTTGCCATCATTACAATATTTGCAAAATTATTATTCAAATCAATACTTTGTTGTAAGAAACTTGACAAGATATTTGTGAAAAACTCATACTCTGGGTTAGGTGGTATAGTAAGAAGAAAAGTATTAAGAAGTAAAACAGATAAATCAAGGTTTTTCTTGATCTCATTCATGTCTTCAACTTCCCAAGAATCTACATATGTTTCACTATAATAATAATCTTCATAACATTTCTGAACGGTTTGGGTAATTGGAAGATTTGTAATTACACCATTACTAAATGTAATAAACCTAAGATCATCTTTTACTATTTTTAAAAACGCTTTATAAAGGTTTAATGACCTTATTAAATCTGCGTCCGTAAAAACTCTGGTAAATCTATCAATATACCAATCCAATTCCCTGTATAATTCATGTAAAACAATACCTAAAGCATAAGCAATACCCTCACTTGCCGGGTATAATTCAATAGCTTTGGAAATACTTATCAAGGGGTAGACTTTTTCAGAATCATTTGAATTATATTTCTTGGAAATTTCCTCTAAGGAATATCCATTTCTTTCTTTAAAAGCTGATTTATAAACTTCAAAATCTGGAATAAGTTTTTTAATTTCAGGATCATTATTTATATTATTATTATCTTGAATAAACTTTGTAACCACGTGTTTATCAAGTGCTTTAATAAAATTCATTACCATTTTATTTACCTAAGATATAAATATCATTACTATCAATTTTTATATTCTGAGTTTCTTCAATATGTTTTTTAAGATTATTTAGTATTTCAGAATCCGAACCAGAATTTAATTTAATTACTTTACTATTTCCAATATTTCCAGCGGTTCTAATTGAGACTGGATAAGGTGTGGACATAAAATCATTTGAAATATTTTCCAAATCTTTTCCTAAAATCTCTGAATAAATTTTTCTACCTTCACCCGGTAAAATAACACCCGAAATTACTCCATTTTGAACCGTTTTTAATTTCAATTCTGTATTTTCATTTTTACTTCTTTTTGAAGCATAGCTATAATGAGTAGAATTTAATTCAGGCATAAGATACATATTAATTTCAGCGTCATCTTTCATTGCTTCTGGTGTAAATACCTGTTCATTTGCATAATCGACGGCAACCTCAGCAACCGAACGGTTAACATTATGTAATTGACCTAAGAAAAATGTAGGTAAACGGAATACACCGGCAACCCTCTCAGATACAGAACTGGCAAATTTAGCTTTACCCTCTAAACCTTCTTTTGAAAGAACCATATTTAAGGATTCCAAACGGATTGAAGGATTTTTATAAACCGGGTTTACATTTGTTCCACCGTTAACGCCCTCAGCACCAACAACAAGAAGGCTTTTATATTTTCTTAGTTTTTTATTCTGGGCAAACTCATCATTTAATTCTTTTATAATGTCTTTGGCTTTTGCACCTTCAACAATTAATAAAGCCTCTGGTAATCCTTTATTTTCCATTGTGTGAAATACTGATAAGTCAGAAAAATGAACACCTAAAAGCATTGGAATTAAACTAACCCAAGGTGGGATTCCATACCCGTCAATATCATTTGTCGCATGTCTTTTAAAGTGCCAAAGTTCGGTTGCATTTATAAATTTTTTGCCCTCTGATTTTAGCTTTTCAAAAAAACCTACCGGTATTGATGAATTTAAAATATATTCCCCGGAGTCGTTTTTATAATACTCACCGGTTAAAGCATTCATAAGCCTTGGATCATTTATTTCTTTAAAGTACTTTTTCACACCATCCGGTGAAAGTTGGACAAATTTTCTAAAATATTTAAACCTTGTTTTTATTTCAAACTCTTTGGTAAATTTGTTTTTTACCAGTTGGTCTACTTTTACCAGTTCTTTTTTTCTTTTTGTTAATCTGATATTTTCACATTCAACAAAACTTAAACCCTGTATCTTATTAGTTTTTACATCCCTTTCAATCTCATAATAAGCATTACCAGTTGTAAATTTAGTTTCTGTTTTTAAGGTCTGTAAATTGGTCCAAGGTATATCCATAGAAACTGAATTAAAAAACATATCAATATCAGAATATTGTTTTTTAAGCTCTTTTACTATTTCATCAGGAACCGGTTCACGGGTTTCAGAATAATATCTTTTACCGTTTTCTATATAAGTTTCAGAATCTTCATTAAGTTGGTAGCCAAATCCAGAAATATTCACGGAATAAGCCTGTATACACGCATATAGACTATCTGATAAATATTTCATAAGAGAGAGCTGCTCAAGTTCATATGGAGGTATCAAAATTTCATCAGTAGAATAATCGCTTTTACTTTCTGAATTTTTATTATTACCGGGTAAATCTAAAGCCTTTTTAATTTCAGTTCTCAAAAGCCCGGAGGAAAAAACATCACTTACTTTGTAAGGGTCTAGTTTAATCGTTCCTAAATCCGCTTCATTATCCATTTATACTCCAAATTTTATTTTTAATTCTTTTGATAATTCATTTTGGTCCAAATATGGTTCTATAAAAGTTTCAAAGAAAATATCCATGATTTGTAAACAATATTCCAACATACCGTAACTTATTATTAACCCGGCTATAGAATCATCTGTTAATCTTTTATCAGGATTATCATGGCTTTCTGAGGTTCTATTCGGTGCTCCGACCTTACCATCACCTAAATCTTGATACCATTTCATTTCTCTAATGATTTGTTCTGATGAAATTTTTAAACCGGGATAACCCTTTGAAACTCTTACTAATTCTTCAATCATTGGCAATAAAACAGGCAATTTATTATATTGACTTGTCCACCAACCGCCACGCTTAGAGTTATTTCTAAATAAGAACTTTTCATACCCAATAAAAATACTATATGCGGCTTTTATTGCAGTAAGTCCACGATCATTATTAGATTCAATACCAACAAAACCGGGATATTTTAAAAAGATTTCAAAAACTCTGTTTGGCAATAATGCTGGTGGCATAATCCCGTTTTCTTGATAAATTTGCTCACGAGTAAATGAATCCGTAACAACTATTGAATAATCATCGCTGTGAGTTCCGCCCCCTCCGACATCCACACCAATACTGTGTATATGTCCAAAAATAGCAGGTCTTGATTCACAGGTAGTCTTTCTTACAGGCTCAGGGAATAATAATAAAGCCTTAGTTTCAAAACAACTAATATCATCCTCTGGCTCTTCTTTTAAAAACTTTTTGATATCCCCGGCTTCATCTATGGCTTTTCTTCTCCAAGCCAACTGTTCTTCATCAAGATTATATAAATCAATTACAATTTTTTCAGCTTCAGTAACAGGTTCTTTTAACCAAATTTCTTTTAATTTTGGATCCGTGATTCTGTTTTTTTCAAACATAAACCAAGGAAAAAAATTAGATGTCCAATCTGTATGTTTTCCGTCAAGCTTTTTTCCTTTTACATAACGAGTATGAAAGGGATCAGCTATTTTCTTAGCACTCGATTCTATTATTATATTTCCAGAAAGAGGTACGGTTTTCTGCAAACCTGTCATTGTTGTTTCAGAATCAGCCCATTCAGCGAACTCAGAAGCGTGTAAGTTTCTTATTGTTTCCGAACGTCCCTTTTTTGAGGCAACTTTTTCACTTTGTCCAGGTGTACAAGAATTTATATCAGAGCTAATTAACCCAAAACCCTGTGTGGTTACGTTGTCAATCGTTCTAACAGGCTTTAATGCTTCAGGAATCTTTTCATAAAATAGCTTATATTTCTTAAGCATTTTTTTTGAGGCTTCTTCGTCCTGGCAGTAAATAGCCGTACTTGTCCCCTCATTTACTATTGTGTCATAAAAAAAGATGGCACAAATTAAAGTTGATAACCCGAACTGACGAGCTTTTAAACAAACTTCACGTATACCTTCAAATCGGTACCGGGTTTTCCCGGAAGAAGTTATGAACTTTTTCCAGTACTTTTTTACTAAATAATTTAACCAAAACTTTTGAATATTATTTAATACAAAAGGTCTTAAACCGTCTTGCTTGGTTCTTATATAAAGTAATGTTGTTATGAATTTTTCAGGGCCATCAGGATTGTTAAATAATTCTTCTAATTTTTGCCTCGCCTGATCTTTATTAATCTTCGTTTTCAGCATCGGACACTGACTTATTACCTGAATCTAATTCTTCTAAAATTTCCTCCAAAGTTGCTGTCTTTGTTGCCTTTGGTATAGGATATTCATTGTTTAATTTAGAAATTTCCTGATTTGTTTTCAGAATAATTTCCATGTACTTGAAGGCAAAACCAGAACCTTTTTTACTATTGATAAATTCCCAAGCCTTCTTTTTTAAGGTTTCTAATTCTGCTATCCTTATATTTCGACTAAACTCAATAGTCTCTTCTCGTTTATTACCAAGCTCCTTAATCATTTTATCTAAGCGGTTCTTAACCGTCATATGAGATAACTTAACTTTTGTGGCTATCTCACGGAGCGTATAGTATTGAAAATGAAGCCTTAAAATCTCGTCATTTTCTATTTCTTTCTCTATTTTAAGCCTTTGTTTCTCGTCATCTGACTTTTGCGGCTTTTTTGTCATTATCGTAAAATCTCCATGTAAAGGGAAAAAGGCTTTTAATATTGATAAACACTGAGTAAAATTTGTTTACAAAAAATAAATATTTACAAATTAGTTAAAAAATCTCAAAGTAAAAAACAAAAAAGAGCCGATCTTAAGACCGACTCGGAGCTTTGTCTGGTTTATAGTGGGTAGTAAAAAATCTTTTTAAGGTTATCTATTTTTTGATACTATAATCTATTTTAATAATATCATAGTCAAAAACCGGGTTTTGTCACTTTTTTTTCACTAATTTTTCACTGAAATTTCACTGAGATTTTGGCAATTTTCCAGACTATAAGGGAATCTAGATACCAGTCAATTTTGACACGTGTCACGGAACTTTATATATATAAGTTAAGTTTTGTAAATTATAATTCGTGAATAATAATTGCTTTTAAAAGTGCGTGGATAGCTTCTTTTAGCCGGTATTCTCTACCTGAATAAGATAATTTTTTTAGGGAATTTCTTTCAGCTCTTGAAATATTTGCTTGCCAACCTTCTTGTAATGCTAATTCATACTTAATAATATTTTTGTATTGAGTAAGTAATCTTTTTTCAATTATTTCATTAATATCAGACCGTTTAATAAAAACTTCAGGGAATTCACATTCCAGGAATTTACTTTCTAATCTTTTTATGAATTCCGGTTCCATGTCATACCATTTTGTTGGCTTAATTGCTTTGGATTTTGTTTCAATGATTTCAGGTGGTGGAGCTGAAGAAATTGAAAAGTACATTTGATCATTATTTTTATACAGTTTGAAAGATAGATCAATGAACCTGTTTTCTGAATTTTTTCTAAAAAAAAGTTTGTAAAAAAATAGATAGTCATACAGGATTTGAAATGCCTGTTTCTCTGGTATTTCTGAAATTTTCACATGTGTAGTTTTGGTCATGGTTAGTGACATATAGCCCCTTAAAAAATTTAAAATGTATTTATCATTATCATATCATTTGACAATAATGTTATCAAGGAATTTCTAGTTTTAATTTACTACATATTTTGAATGTTGTTTTTGTAGTGGTAATGGTTTTGGCGTTTTGATGTCTTGATTTTTAGTGTTTTTTGAAAGAAATTGACGCTCACACGGGGCAAGCCCACGTGGATTCTATACGTGTAACCGTAAAGGGTTCGCCAAAACGCCCTTTATGTGGTCGCTACTCATTTCTGAATAGTCTCCACTTACTTTTCGTGCTATATTACAAGCTCCGTTTACATCAGCATTAATTATTAATCCCAATGCAGTTTTAAATAATCCTCTTTTTATTCTTATACCTTTATAAATATCATGATGTTTTACCTGCTCATTATCTAAATACGAACATTTACTGGTATGAGATTCAATTACTTCTTTATAATCCATAGCATAGTTCGTACATTTTGATTCTAAACAATTCATTAAATATCCAAAAGGAATCTGAACAAAATTCTGATTATTTTTGCTACCAATATTAATTTCTTGTTTCCAACCTTTATTATGACCTACAATTATTTTTCCAACATTATTAGAAATGCAGTAATCAATTATTTTTTTAGCCGTTTTACGCATATAATCTTTTATTTGATTATTACGTTTTCTCACCAACAGAAATAGTTGTCTTGTTTCTCCTTTAATATTCTGTAAGTCTTTTATTGATTGTAATTTCGCTCTCTGTTTATTATAGTAATAATTAATTGCTTTTATCGGTTTACCACTAATGATAAACGACTTACTATTTTTAACATCAAAGCAAGTTGCTAAATTATTTAAACCAATATCAATACTAAGAATATTATCCTGATTAAGTTTTAAATCAACCTCACTTTCTTTATACACAATTTCTAATGTAAAATATCTTGCTTTACTTTTGGGATGCACCCTTATTTCTTTTACTGATTCAGGATTAATATGTTTTGGGAATGGTAATTTTATTCCTTTTATTTTCTCCTGTTTCTGCATAGATTTTGATAATCCTATATGCAAAATCCCATCTTTAATACTAAAACCGTTTTCAGGTATAGTTAATTGAAAATATCCCTGTTTTGGTAAAAACTTTGGAGGTGATATTTTAACATCTTTGTAATCATTTTTCTTTAGTTTAACTAATCCAAAGAATGACTGAAAACTTCTGTCAACAATCTTTAATGTTTGCTGACCAATTACAGATGGTAATATCTGATAGTTTTCATTGGATTTACAGTGATGGTAGTTTTGTTCATATCTAAGATATGTTTTAGTATCATCATAAGTTTTACGAACATTGTACAAACCATAGTTATACAGTCTTGCGGAATGATGGCACAATTTACGCAATAATTGATATTGCTTACTATCTAATCCTCTTATCTGGTTAACCTGTGTTTTATACATCAATTTAAAACTTACAATCTTAATATAATTATTATTATACACTAAGATTAATATTAATACAATATTTTTATTCCTAAAATATTATTTTATGTTAGCATTAGTTTGTTACCATTCATCCTGAGTGCAAGCACGTCAGGTTTTCTGGAAACGAATTTATAACCAGATGGAAAATTATTTACTTCTTCCATATTATTATAAAATCCCCAAAAGATCAGTAAATTTTTCAACGGCACGAGAATAAGTAATTTTATCTGGTACTAAAGGATCAATTTGAGCTTTGGTTGTTTCAATTAAAATACCTTTGTTTACAAAATAGTCTAAAATTTTTCCCGAAGTAACAACATCAATCAATCCCAAAGGATTACTATTGATTATTACCCTACTAGCCCCCTCTCTATCTACATATATATTACTTTTCCAAAATTCAGTATAAAAAGCATGTAAACTATTAAGAATAACACAATCTTTATAAGACCATTTGTTCCCAAGTGTTACTCTTATTTCATTCTCAAGAGCATCTATTTTTTTACGTAGATTTTTTTTATTTGCTTCTTCCATATTTCCTCCGTCTTTTTTTACCAGGCTTTTTCTTTTCAACCTTGGATATAATCTCGTGCATAATATCAAATTTTTTATTTGTGCCTAATTCTCCATTAAAAGTTAATATGCTATAGTTATTTTTCGAGTGACTTTCCTTAGCTATTGTTTGTTTTTGTTCATTTATAATATAGTCTTTTTCTGGTAAAAAATCAAAAGGAGGATTTTTAGTATTTGAAAATTCTGGCAATTCGATAATATTATTTTTTAGATGATATTCAACAAATTTAAAAAGAAAGAAAACTGGTAAAAGTTTTTGTAAAATTTCATTTTCTTTTTTTATCAAAATATTATTCCTTATTTCTTACCTATATTTTATAAATTTTTTACGTTTTCCGAAAAACTTTCTTCAGGAGAATTAAAAATATTTGGTTCTTCTTGGCATTTTATTTCTATCGGAGGAAATAGGGTCACAACTTTTAATGGAGTAATAGGTTCAAATTCATTTGCTAAAGTGTATTTTAATCTGCTGTATTCCATAGGTGAAACATTTATTATTATTCTATCCATAATTTTAATCCTTAATCTTTTCAATAATACTTTCAATAAATGAAGCCTGACCATGTATATTTTTCTTTTTCAGTGCCTCTGATTTTTCCTGAAGGATATTTATAATCATTTGTTTTTCAGTAGGTGTTAGGTTCATAATAAACTTATCATCCTTTCGTGTTTTTGCGAGGTTTTTAAATCAATCAGGTCAGACATTTCAGGAGAAAATATTAATTTTACCTGGTCAATCATAATTTCCACATCAGCAATTTCTTCACCTATATTTTCCACAAGGGTTGCGAGTTCATCAGGTGAATTATAAAGCTGAAATTTACATAAAGCCTTTTGAAGCTCCGATAATTCCTCAATGGTTTTAGTGATTTGGTTTTGGATACCAAATTTTTTTATTATTTTCCCGTAAAGTTCCTCTTTTTCCATAATTATCCTTCACTTTCAAATATTTGGTCTGGATATCTAAAACAAATTGAAGGAGGTAGATAATTAAATATTTGGTCTGGATATCTAAAACAAATTGAAGGAGGTATATAATTAATTAAAGAAACTGGTATTATAGTTGAAATATATTTCATTAAAAAATAATTTATAACCGATACTTGCTGATTAGATTTTGTATCTAAAATATCAAAAGATTCTATACTAAATTTCATTTTAAATTTAAACTCAGCTTCTTTTAAAAATATTTCTGCACTATCTTTATTTAAAAAATACAAACAAGGTATATTGTCTGAATCTTCTGTAAAAACTTTAAAACATTTTTTTATCATAATTATTTGACCTCTTTTAATAGTATATTTTTTGATATAAATAGCTGAAAGCTTTGGATTTCTTTATCTAAAATCTTGATAGTATTTTGTTTGGAGTTAATTTCCTTTGCTTTCTCTTCATTATCTTTGATCAATAAATCATTAAATAATACTATCTTGTTATACTCAGTCCTAAGCTCCTCAAAATGGTTAAGAGTTTTATTATATAAAGATTCCCAGTAAGATGCCCTATCAGCATCAGTTAATTCATTTTTAAGCACTTTTATTTCCTTTCGTTGTCATTTCAAATAATAATTTTTCACACTCACAGCATAAAGACTTTGACCCGTCTTTAAGAATTTCGGAACAAATAATACAGGTGATATAAATTTCTGATTTCAT